ACGACAAGGGAAGATTAGGAGTGCCAGATGAAGACTAAGGGACAACACGAGGAGCTACTCAATGCCGTCAAGGTGGCAAGGGCTTATGAGAAGGTAGCCTTAGCAGAAGCCAAGAGACGGGCAGAGGAGCGTATCAAGGACGAGACGGCAGAAGCACACGAGAAGCTGATTGAAGCCGTAAGGGAGGCTCTAATGGCTGGTGCTACCGCGAGACAGATTGGTATCGCGTATGGTTCTTCAGATGCTAGGACAGCACGCAAGTTGGTAGCTGATGCTATGACTAATGATGACGGCGAGACCCTGAACCCACACCCAAACTGGAAGCTATCACGCAACCAAGATGACACCTTCAATATCACAGTTTACTCTCTAGGTGAGAGCGGTATGTCAGGACACGCCTTGTGCCGTGTTGATGATGACGGCGAGAACTTCAGCGTGATTGACGGCGATATGTGGATTCAGATTCAGCTATACAAGCTGGGTTATAAGGAAGAGATTATAAAGGAGGCTACTAACTAATGGGCTGGAACGACCACAACGATAGATGGATAGAGCTAAACGAACAGGCTACTCAACTGGCTGAGCATTACACAGAGATAACAGGGACTAATGTTGAAGCTGATGTAGATAATAACTTAGAAGAGTTTTGGATTAGCTCTAACAGAACCAATGGCAGGGAATATTTCGAGAGCCTGCGTGATGCCGACACGAGGCTACGTCAGCTATACGAAGACTTGCTACCAGACAGCGGAGATTATAGCGACCCTTATGAGGGATATTGGTAGGCATACTTAGTATCACCTTATTTCTAATCTGGCTACACTACTACAACAAGAGGAAGGAGACCATTGAGAACGCAATTACCCAAGCTGACATTGGATACGAAGCAGATGAAGGCGGTAGAGAAGACTATCTCAGAGCCTACCAAAGCGACTCTCAACGCCTCCCTTATGGGAACGGGCAAGACTCTAATGGCTACCGAGACAGCCTTAGGGCTTGGGACTAAGACTAATCTAATCATTGGTCCCCTCAATACCTTTTGGGGTTGGCACGATACGATTCAGAGGCAGACCGATTACAAGGCTAATGGATTACATAAGATAGATAGTAGTAAGAACGGGCTGAAGCACCTGCGTAATCTATACGAAGGACAAGAGGGTTGGTATTTTATTGGTCGTGAATACTTTAGGACTAAGGACTGGACTAACTACAAGCCAGACCTAGTTGTAGTAGATGAGTGCCACTTCGCCCAGAACCGACAGAGTAAATCATACAAGGCACTAATGAGACTGAAGGCAGGATACAAACTCTCAATGAGTGGCACGCCGTATGGTAATAACTTTGAGGGGTTCTGGGCCGTGAGTCGGTGGCTATGGCCTGAGCTGATACCTAAATCCTTTTGGCTTTGGGCTTACGATTGGTGTGAGATGGGATACTCTCCGTTCACTAAACACGAGATAGTTGGAGAGAAGGAAGAGGGTAGGTTTGTTAGCTCACTTCCGTCCTATGTCAGGTTGTATCCAGACAAGGAGATTGATGTAGTTGAAGAGACTAGATATGTAGACCTAGCACCAGCACAGCGTAAGATATACGACAAGTTCGAGAAGGACTTAGTTGTATGGCTAAAGGACAACCCACTTATTGCTGATGTCCCCGTTGCTGCGAGGATTAGACTGCGCCAGATTACCTTAGCAACACCTGTAATAAACGCTGATGGTGATGTAGACTTTGATGATGAGTCTGTAAGCACCAAGTATAAAGCACTAATGGAAATCATTGAGGACAATCCAGATGAACCAATGTTGCTATTGACAGACAGCCAGAAGTATGCTAGACTGGTGGCAAGGAGATTGAATAAGTCTAAGCAGGTTGCCTTTGAGTGGTCTGGCAAGGCTAACCAAAAGCAAAGAGAAGAAGCCAAGCAGAAGTTTATTGCGGGAGAGCTCAAGTATATTGTTGCGGTTATCCCTGCGATTGCTGAAGGTGTAGATGGTCTTCAAGATGTGTGCTCTGTGGTTGTGTGGCTATCACATAGCGACAGTAATGTATTGAACCAACAGGTGCTAGATAGAATCAGAAGGCGTGGACAGGAGAAGTTAGTCCGAGTCTATGACATAGTAGCAAGGGATACATATGATGAGGGACAGCTTAGCACTTTGGTTGAGAAGCAGTTGAGTATGAACAAAACACTAAGGAAGGGGCGCAATGTCTAAGATGAATGAAGAGTGGCTAACAGAGAATTATCCAACACCACCACAGACCACAGAGGGAGAGACTAATGATTGACGTAGCAGAGGTAGAACAATACCTAGAGTGGAAGCGTGATAAGGACTTGTATCCACCACGCTGGACACCAGAAGATTATGTTGAGCACCTACTAAACAAGGATGCTAGAGAGAGACTTCAGAAGTTATCAGATGTATTCGCAAACGAAGACCCAAGTTTCTTAGCGTCAAACTCTAATGAGCTGGTCAATATTATTGAGGAGATTATAAATGGGAACTAATACGGACTTCTTCCAGAAGCTAGCACAAGTCAGACCAGACACACCAGAGAGTTTTGATGATACTGTGCGTGGATACTTCAGCTATAACTCTGAGCTACTACTTCAGAAGCACAGAGACTACGGACCAAGCAACATTGGTGATGCCCCAGGTGGAGCAATCAACGGGCTAAGGGTTAGGATGCACGACAAGATGGCACGCATCAATCACTTAGTAGATAACAATCAGCAGGCAGTAAACGAACCACTCAGAGATAGCTTTATGGACTTGGCTAACTACGCAATGATTGGCCTGCTTGTGCTTGATGGTAAGTGGCCCAAAGAATGACCGAGTGTATCTGGTGCAACGAAGTGTTTGATGGAACGGACCACGATACCTGCCCCAACTGTGCGGTAAGCACAGACACCAAGGGTATAAAGATAGTGGTGCTTGACAAGGAAGAAGATTGAAAGAAGTCTATGATGACTTTGTAATCTACTGGGCAATACCTTTGTCGGTGGGTGCTGTTATAATTGCTATGATTGCGAACTTATTTATAAAGGAGGACAATGAGTAAGGACCTAGACCTAGAGACTAAGCTTGATTTGATTGACATTGAGCTTGATGTAATTAGAAAAGATATAGATAAATTAGCAAAAGATATGGAGGACTTCGCGGATAAATATGGAATTACAAAATGAGGTAAACGGATTTTATAATATTCAAGAACCAGAGAAGGTTATCTATGATGAGAAGGAGCACAAGTATATGACGGAACAAGCTAAACCAAAAACAAAACACAACTCAGCAAGAATAAACCCAGACTCAATTCCTGTTCTAGCAACAGCGGTTATCTTGGTTGGTATTCTTATGGTGAGTTCCTTCATAGTATCCTTTAGCGGTATCTATGACGTATCACAGTGGACTGGTATCCCTGAGGTTATTCAATGGCTACCAGCTGTGTTCATTGATGCTGCAATTTTGGCATACACAATCTCACTTGTTGTATTCAAGGCAAGAGGCGAGTCTGTGTGGCGAACTATGCTTGGGCTAATTGCCTTCGCTGGTATCTCTGTGGTTGCAAACATAGCACACACTCTTTCATTCTGGGATGGTGAACTTACAGACTTTAGAGCTTGGATTGGTGTAGTCATTACAGCTGCAGCTCCTATTGCAGTCTTACTTGCAGCTGAAGAAATCACTCGCCTAGCATTTCAGGCACCTAAGAAGTGACGGAATACCAATGGCAAGAAGCTGAGAAGCATAACCCTTGGGGTAAGAAAAGAGTTAGAGGTAGCCACTGTTCAAAAGGACACGAGTTCAATGAAGAGAATACTTTTATCAGAGCTTACGATAATGCCAGAGTCTGCAGGGAATGTCGCAAGCAGTATGCCAGAGAAAAGTATCAGAGAAACAAGCTAAAGAACGGTGGAGTAGCTAGACCTAAGAAGGAAAAGGCTCAAGTATTTGAGGTTCCAGACAGCGTGTTGCTACTTGACAAAGCTCAAGAATTGTGGTATACTCTACAAAAGAAACTAAATCAAACTGTAGCAACTGATGTGCCTTGTATTGTCAATCCAGATTTATATATTGACAATCCACAGAACGTCACAGTGGACCAAGCAGAGAGCTTATGCTCTGGTTGCCCATTGCTAAAGCAGTGCTACGACTTTGCTGTTGCAAGTGAGCAGGAGTGGGGAGTATGGGGCGGTATAAACTTTACCAAGGAGGAGATGAAGTATGAGTCTAACTGATAGTCAAGTCAAGGACCTTACTGTGGGATTGTTTACACAGAAGTCGGAACGTGACCTACAGAAGAAGGTTGGGGCTAGCAATATCTCAGACCCTTGCACAAAGCATTTGGCTAAGGCTTTACTAAACGAACCAGAGCCAGAGATTAAGTATTGGTTAGGAGGCAAAATTGGAACTGCAATTCATTCTTTTATTGAGCACAGTATTAATACTGGTGTTCATGATAATGACTATAAATATGTTGTCGAGGATAAGATTACCCTTGGAGAGATTGATGGCTATGGTGTCGTTAGCTCTCGGCCTGACTTGGTTATCCCTAATGTTAATCATCTGATTGATTGGAAGACAAGCTCAAGACCAAAGATAAAGAAGCTACAGAACTTAGTAGCTGGATTAAAGGATGATGCCGAAGCCGAGAATACTTTGAAAAAGTATATCGGTCAGGTTCAGTTGTATGCTTGGGGATTAAATAACTCAGGCACTTCAATTGACAGGGCTAGTCTAGTGTTCATCAACAGAGACGGAACATATGATAATGACATATGGGTTTACTCTGTGGATTATGATGAATCAATTGCGTTAGCGCTGTGGGATAGAGTGAATTACCTATGGAAGGAACTAGAGGGTGGACTCCACCCAGACAGCATAGCACCACACCCACTGTGCTTCAAGTGCAACGTGGGTATATAGCGACACGCCGAAGATTCATCTGATTTTGTGGTGAATCAAATATGTGATAGAATGTTCAAATACAAGGATGGAATATGGAGGAATTATGAGTAGCGAATTTCCAGAGCTAAGCTTTGCAAAGTTTATTCACAAAGCAGAAGCTCTCAATGCACCAAAGAGTATACTAATTTTTGCTGATGCAGGCAGGGGTAAGACTTGGCTTGCTGCATCGGCAGCAGAGGTTGAAGGTATGGGCCCTGTGCTCTTGCTTGATGCCGAAGGTGGAGCATCTGCCATTGCAAGAGACTGGAAGAATGTTGATGTTCTAAACATCTCAACACACGACCAGTTCGTAGCGGTGACTGATGACCTACTATCTAAGCCTCACAAGTACAAGACTGTAATCATAGACACGATTGGTGTAGTAATGGACAGAGCAGAGAAGTACTTTGGTGAGAAACCAGAAAACCAGAACAACAAGTTTGGTCGCTGGGGTGACTTAAAGAACTGGGCGAACAATGTGTTTAGGTCTTTGCACTCAGCACCATTCACTTCAATTATCATAGCTCATGCACTTGATGACAAGGACGAAAACACTGGGGCAATTAAGACAACTGCCATGCTTCCTGGTTCATTCAAGAGCACACTCCCAGGTATCCCTGACATTGTTGGTTATCTGACAGTGGAAGAGGTAGAGGGAGTACCACAGAGGGTGCTGATTGTAGCACCGTCTAACAGATTGATTACTAAGAATAGATTCAATCTGCCAGCAAAAATAACACAACCATCCATGAAGAAAATCATGGGTCTAATTAAAGAAGGAGGTACTAAGTAATGGGAATTAAAATTACTGGTATTACCGAAGACGCATTATCAACTTCACAATCAAGTGGTGCACCACTGTCAGCTATCCCAGCTGGTTCATACAATGCAACCATCTTTGATGTGAAACAGGAGCAGGTACGTTCTGGTCCTAATGAGGGAAAGCCCAGACTAAACGTTCAGTTTAGAATTTCAAACGGGCAGTATGAAAACCGTAGAGTGTTTGCTTATATTGCTCTCTACGTGGCAGGTGACTTCTGGAAGACACAGAGCTTCTTTAAGGCACTTGGCTTTGATATGAAGTCTGGTGACTTTGAAGTCCCAGAATCCAATGACCTTCTGGGTAAGGCAATTGGTGTCCGTGTCAAGGTGGGGAAAGACCAGAATGGCGAGGATAGAAATGAAGTAGCGGGCTTTGATAAAGCCACTGCGGATTCCTTGCTCGATTCATTGGGCGCAAGTCCAGTTGTCTCGGATGTCTGGGTCTAACTAAATGGGCAAGCGAGGGGTGCGACTCGTAAACAACGCACATTACCCTCCACTGGTGTTCCACGCCTTCCTCCTTTGTGCGTGCAACAAGGTTCGATTCCTTGTCGAGGGACGAGGGGCTGGATTAGACTCGACTATCAGTAAAGCCGTGAGGAAACTGATTAGGACTTGGGTGCAACTCCCGACAGCTCCACAAGTAAACATTATCTATAAGGAGGATACGTATTGAAGACAGGTGATTTCTTTGATGCAATATATAGCGAGTCAACAGGGCTTGCCACTATTGTCACAAGGCATCCAGTAAGTGGCGAACTTACGGAGCAAAAGTTTTTTGAGTACCCAGCTCAGAAGGAAGATATGGTTGCTCACGCAACTGCGAACT